TGCTGGCGCTGCTATGGTTCAAAGTGCAACAGGCACAAGCAATGAACAGGACGCTCTAAAACAGTTAGAGACAAACCCCGACGCTGTTATAAGGCTAAAAGAGCTAACATATCAAAACGAGCAAGACGTTAGGCGACACATTGAGGCCATTGAGCTTGCACGATTAGAAGATGAGCAGCTAAGGCACGCAGAGACGCAAAAAACCATTCGGGCGGGCGATACCGCAACCGATGAGCGTATAAGAATGGTGCGGCCGACAATGGCCAAGCAGTCATGGCTTGCAACAATAGCGTATTGTTTGGGCTGCTTTGGTGTGCGTGCAATCACGGATGGGGATATATTTGACGCGCTAATAGCTGCAACACTATTTGCACCGGCTGGCGCTTATTTAGGTTTGCGAACTGTTGATAAAGGCTTAGCTAAGTACAAGGCCAAAAACTAACCAACTATGATAAAATAGCCAAAACAACTGTATATAGGTACAGATTATGGCCTTTGAATTTAGTGCGCTTTCTTTGTCCATTGGCATTAGCATAACTGCTATGCGCAGCGGTGGCGGCTTAGGTTTAGTTGATCTTACTTTTAACAGCAACCAATTAACATTTAACGGCGTTGATTTGGAGTACAGACATGGCTGAGTTAGTAGCAAGTACTGGCATGATATTAGAGCAGGCCAGCCCGCCCAATGGTGACGTTGAGGTAAAACGGCGTGTTAGCGGCTTTATTGACTATAATGACACGGGAACAGCAGCAACACCGATCACGCTGGCGGCTAATACGTGGACAACAATCACCAATAACGGCGCTGGCGCGTTTAGCAATAGCACATACCCGCCAAGCGATAGCGCCGCCTCGCCGGCTCCTGTTGATGAGTTGATGGACGTTACCACAGGCCAGTTTGATTTTAGTGAGCTGGCATTGGGTGCGGGTGTTTTTATCAGGAATGACTTTTCTGTAACTCCCAGTACTGATAAAGCGCTGTTAACATTGCGTTATCAGATTGGCACAGGGGCGGGCGCTTATGTGCAGCAGAAAAGCATGGGGCGCTTGGATGATGGCAGCGGCAAAGCTTACCCATTCCAGTTGCTAACTGATTTTATTTATATGGGTGATGTGAACACTAGAGACAACCCTATTACAATACAATTGCATTTAACCACTGATGGCACTGTTGTAAGTGCTGGCAGTGTTATATGGGCGGCTCAAAGATGACACAGATTAAAATTTATAGAGATGAAGGCGCTAAGGCTATATTTTTTGAGGATGCAAACGGTGCGCAGTTCCTAAACTCATTACAAGCTTTTGAATCTGGCGGCAATGTTAGTATTAAAGATAAAGCCAAAAGCACAGAAACAGATTATTTTGAAATTGTAAGCGGTGTTGCTTATACAGAGTTTGTAAAGCAAGACGGCACAGCATACGGCACCGACACTGCAGACACTATTAACGAGCTAAACGCTGTATTCTCGCTGACAAATGGCGTGCAGGTTCCGCCTGTTATCACGTCAAGCACTAGCATAGCGCTCACAACTGGCGACACTCTCAACTATGAGCTAACAGCAACGAACGGTGTGGCGTATGAGTGGGAAAACCTGCCAAGCGGTGTGACTACGGTAGAGGGCAATATTAGAAAGCTGATTGGCGGTTCTACACTAAGCCCAGCAACTTACACCCCCACAATGACTGCTATTAATTACGCGGGCGCCGATACCGAGACGTTGACCATTACCGTTAGTGACCCCCCATTCTCTGCCACCAAGTCCGTCAGGTTTAATGATGGCTCTAGCACTGATGACTATGCTAGCGCCTCAGCTAGTGACTTAAATGCAGTACTGGGCAGGGCATCAAACGGCAGCGGCGACGCTTGGACTATTGGCTTTTGGGTTAAGCCGACCAATAACGGCGGCTCACGCTGCATATTGTATGCGGGCTCATCCGATAAGACTAACGGCGGCGGCATAGAGATTCGCCTAACTTCAGCTAACAAAATCCGTGTGCGCTACGGTTCAGGCAATAACAATTTGTTGATGAGCACACAAAACGGCCTAACACATGATGTGTGGCAGTATGTTGATGTTAGATTTGATGGCGGCACGACTGGTAGCAGCTCTTCAGATATAAACGATTATTACAGCCGCTTTACTGTGAGCGTTGATGGCTCGGCTCAATCTATGAGTAATAATCACACCAACTTCGGTTGGTCGTCTGCTGTCACTGTTTCTGTGTTTGAAATAGGCCGCTTTGTTAACTCTACACCACTGAACGGTGAGAAAATATGCCAGCTGGCCGTATTTGATAGCGATAGCGATGCGACTGCTGCAGAGTTGTATAACAGCGGTAGCCCGTTTAATTTAAACACGCTGACAAATGGCCCCACTCATTGGTGGCCAATGGGCGACGGCGACACATTCCCAACGCTCATTGACCATGCAACGGGCGGCAACACCGATATGACTTTAAACAATATGACGGTTGCTGATATCGTCACAGATTCACCTTAAAACAGGATTAAACCATGACTAGCACACTAAGCCTTGCAAAAGACTCTAGACCCGGTAAAGCCAAAAAGCACACAGGCGGGGGTGAGTTAAAAGTATCATTTAGATCGTTAAAGCTCCCAAGTGATGCGGCCTCAAGTGTAACCGTAACAATACAAAGCGGTGGTGAAGAAGAATCGTTCCCTTTTGCTGCTGGTGAGATGTGGCAGATTACAGGCGAAAAAATTGTATCAGTCTCACCTGCCTCTGACATTTTCTACTGGACTGTATAGCATGAAGGGCAAGAAGTGCAGTAAAGGTAAGAAGATGGTTAAGCTACCTGTACGGGGTAGCCGCTCAGCAAAGAGCAAAGCTAAGCGCAAATAAGTCAAGGCCCATAGCGGGCCTTTTTTTGGTATAATTGCCCGTAAATACGGGAGAAATGCGAGCATGCCGAAGTTTACAAAAGACAATCAACCAGCCAAGGAGCGCGGCAAGTCGGAGCGCACCAAGATATTAGAGGCATTAAGGCGGGCAGGAATAACTGAGGATGGTTTCTATGATTTGCTTATAGGTCGAGCTATTGACCCTGATGACAGCTTTGCGCTTAAAGAGGTGCTGGCTAGGTTTTCGCCGGTTAAAAAGTCTGTATTGCCTTCGATTGAATTGGATATGCCGGAGGGGTTAGATAGATTAGGTAAAGCTGACTTTGTGCTATTAAAAACGCTGGAGGGCAAGATTCCGCCGGACGTTCAAAAGCTAATCATGGATGGCTTAGCAGATGCCGCAAGAATTGAGGATGTAGAGATTAACGGCAAGCGCCTAGATGCTATTAAAAAGGCTTTGGGCTTAGGTCAATGACAACAGCAAAAAGGCTTGAACGCTTAGAGCTATTAGCTAACGCACAGACTGGCAACCTAGAGCCAACCGTTTATGGTGTAATTGACCGGGTGGACAAGATTGGCGGCGAGCTAGTGCCCAATGTAATACGCAGGTGGAAGGGCAATATTGGCGAGATGGTGCCAACGGATGAAGAGCCTAGTGTATTACTGGTTGAGAAGCTTGAGCCGCTAATTTTAAAGCGCAAAAAATACAAGTGCATGTTTGGTGGTCGTGGCGGTATGAAAACACGATTTGCGTTTAATGTGCATTCTAGTTGTGTACACTCACACGCAAACAAAACCTATGTGCTACGGGAGCGCATGACATCACTTAAAGAGTCGGTATTCTCTGGCATTGAGGAAAACATTAAGCGCATGAAGCTTAGCGGCTTTTTGCCTGTGCCTAGTAAGTGGGAGATACGCAACGCCAACGGTGGCAAGTTTGTCTTTGGTGGTATGCAAAACATTCTAGACATGAAGGGCGCGGCAAACTTCAAATTCTTTTTAATGGAAGAAGCAGAGAAGACCAGCCAAAACACTATTGATGTGCTGGGCCCAACGCTGCGAGAAATGGAAGGCGCCGAGCTTTGGTACTTGTGGAACACTGGCAGCTCGCAAGACCCAATGTCAAAAGAATTTATAACCCCATATCAGGCCGAGCTAGACAAGCATGGTTATTACGAAGACGACTACCACATAATTGTAAAGCTCACATATGAGGATAACCCATGGTTTCAGCATGATGAAAGCTTGGCCATGGAGCTAGACAAAGACCGGCAGAAGGTAAAGCGGGGCATAATGAGCGAGTCAAGATTTAACGGTATATGGCGGGGCGCGTTTAATGATGATGTGGCAAACTCAGTGATCAAAGAAGATTGGTTTAAAGCCTGTATTGATGCACATAAGAAGTTGGGCTTTGAGGGCCGTGGCGCTGTTGTTGCGGCTTGTGACCCTAGTGACACAGGTAATGACCCATTTGGTTATGTTGCTCGCCGTGGTAGCGTATTCTTTGCAGTGGATGAGATACAAGGCAAAAACGGCAACAGGATGATGGACAGCGCGTGCGGCAGGGCTATTCGTGAGGGCTGTGATTCGTTTGGCTATGATGCCGACGGCTTAGGCGCAACACTGCGAGACAATGTAAGCGCGGCGTTTAATGGCAAGACCAGAAACATCTACGCTTATAAGGGTAGCAGCGAGATACACAACCCGGAGCAAGAATTTAAAAGCGAGACCGCACAGCTAACGAATAGCGACCGACCGCTTAAAAATAAAGACGTATTGAAAAACAAGAAAGCGCAGAATGTCATAGGCTTTGCAGAGCGAGTGTTTAGAACTTGGGAGGCAGTGGTTGAAGGCAAATACCACGACCCTGAAACTCTGGTATCTTTTGACAGTGAGACAATACCACCGGCAATGCTGGAAAAGCTAAAAGCTGAGGCATGCAAAACGCCAATCAAGCCCGGCGATACTGTGCAGTTTTACACTAAGCGAGAGCTAAGCAAGGGCGTACTGTTAGGGGATGGCTTACGGCTTAAACTGCCAAGCCCCAACCTATTCGATGCAGCGGTGCTATCATTTGACAAACAAGCTATAATAAGCCAAGTAAATTTTGAGCCAATAAACTTTCAAGGCTGGTGATTATGCCAAAGCAAACTAAGTACAAGACAAAGGCCGAGATGACGCCAGAGGTTAGAGGCTGGCTGGATGAGTTAAGCAAATTCCAAGAGGCAGACCGCGACCAGCGAGAGAATGCCCGGGAGGCAGACCGCTTTTTGTTGGAGAAGGATGGCCAGTGGGAAGAGTCTATCGCTCGCACATTGGACAGCCAGAAGCGGCCGCGTTACACGTTTGACCAAACCACGCCGGCTGTTGAATTTATCATGTCAGAAATTGAGGGTATGGAATTTGGCGTTAACGTAAAGCCTCACTCTGGCGGTGCCGATAAAGAAGGCGCGTTGTTGCGTGAGGATATGATTAGGACTATTGAAAACGATAGTCAGGCGTCCAGCATTTACCGCAAAGCAGCCCGGCGCATGATTCGCCGTGGTTATGATGCTTGGATGGTTAAAGCTGACTATGCCGACCCGTGGTCATTTGAACAGGATTTGCAAGTTGTAGCGATACCCAATGCAATTAACCGGGTGTGGGTATCAAGCACAGCCACAGAGCTAACAAGCGCTGATGCTGACACTGCTTATGTGTTGACTTCAATGAGCCCAGAGGATTACAAGCAGCAATTCCCTAATGGTAGCGGCGTTAGTGTTTCTGATGCCGACAGCTATGAAGAATACGACGTTTACAAGCCGCAAGTGATCACCATTGCTGACCGCTACTATAAGAAAAACGTAACGGTTGAGGTTGCGCAACTTAGCAACGGCGATGTAGTAGAGCTAAACGAAGAAAGCGAGGCCAAGATTGCACAGCTAGCATTGGCTGGTGTAACGGTTGCCAGAACTAAAAAGGTTAATGATTTTAGGGTTTACCATTGCCGGTTTGATGGTGGCGGCAAGTTGAGTGATGAGCGCGCCACAGTGTTTAAGAGCTGCCCGGTAGTTACCCTTTATGGCAATATGGAACTAACAGGGGAGAGCAGTAAGCGCATCTATAGCGGTATTGTGGCAAAGCTTATTGATTATCAGCGCGTTCTAAACTATGGCAAGAGCCGAGAAGTTGAAGAAGGCGCATTAGCTCCACGTGAAAAGTACTGGATGACCAAAAAGCAGGCGGCAGGCCATCAAGATCAACTATCTTCGATGAATGTTAGCGCCGACCCTGTGCAATTCTACAACCCAGACCCAGAAGCACCAGCGCCATACAAGGGTGGCCCATCGCAACCTAATGTGCACCTAAACGCTTTAGGCTCGGAGATGAGTGCAGGCATACAGATCACCGCAGGCGTCAATAATGCAATGAGTGGTCAGTATGCCGGGCGTATGAGTGAAGACGCGCTCAAAATGCAAATAGATAGAGGTGTGGGCACTACTAAGAAGTGGGTGAACGCACTAGCTGAGGCAATACGCCGCACAGGTGATTTGCTAATTAATGCACTGCCAGAGGTTTACGACACCAAGCGCGAAATGATGCTACTAGGCATGGATGGCGCCGAGTCTATGACCGTATTGAATGATGAGCAGTACAACGGCCAAGCTATGCAAAAGCTTAACAACCTAAACCAAGGTAAATATAAGGTATTTTGCGATGCTGGCCCTGCATTTAGTAACCGCCTAGAAGCTGGCCGCGATGCCTTGCTTGCTTATGCTGCTATTGACCCAACAGTTGTGCAGGAAGGTGGCGACATTATCCTCAAAACTATTGATGCCCCATTGGTTGATAAGCTGGCAGAGCGTAAACGTGCCCAGATGCTAGCGGCTGGAATGATACCGCCAGAGCAGATGACAGAAGAAGAGCAAGCGCAAATGGCCCAAGCTGCGCAACAACCTAAGCCACCAGAGCCCGCTATGGTATTAGCTGAAGCCGAGATGCTAAAGGCTCAAGCCGACATGCTAGAGCAGCAAAACAAGCAGGCAGAGCTGCAGGTTAAGGTGGCAGAGGTGCAGCGCAAAGGCTATGAAACTGGAATCAATGAGCGCAAGACAGCGGCAGACATTGCCAAGACCAACGCGCAAACAATGAAGACGCTAGCGGAAACTGAGAAAGTATCAGGCGAATCTGTAGCCCAACAGCTAGACAATATTGAAAAAGTAACGCCCACGGTTGAGGTTGCTATTATTCCGCAATAGTCGCCAGATAGCAGCTACACAAAAGCCCTGTCAAGTAAAATTTGACGGGGTTTTTTTATATTAGTAAAATATGCGTACGGGTACGACAACCGTTATTTTGTCGGCTAAAATTCGTCCATGAGGATGCACCAATGTCAGAAGATGCAAACGAAGCCAATGAAGTTTTATTGCCTACAACCACAAGTGGCGAGGGTATTGAAGCTGAAATGGCGGGCGCTGAGTCATCGCCAGCTAGTGAAGAAAAACACGAAGAAAAATCAAACGGCGTTCAACAGCGTATCAACAGCTTAACTGCTGAAAAGTACCAAGCCAAGCGCGAGGCCGAAGAGCTAAAAAAGCAGCTTGCAGAGGCCCAGCAAAAGGCAGAGGCACCACAGCCGGTAATCGTTGAAGCTCCAAAGCTACCAGATGACCCGTATGATGATCAGGCAATGCGGCAATATCACGCCAGCATGGTCGAGTACAGTAGCAAGGTGGCACAAGAGCAAGCACGCGCAGTATATGAAAGCCAACAGCGGGAAAGTGAGCAACAAAAGCAGCAACAGAAGCAGCAGCAACAATTACAAGCCTATGCGCAAAACGCACAGCGTGATGGTGTTGATTTGCAGAAGTTGCAAGCGGCTGAGCAGGTTTTAGCCAATAACGGCATTAGTGCAGAGTTAGGCGGCTTTTTGCTAGAAGACCCCAACGGGGCCAAGGTAGCATTACACATAGCCGATAACCCAGCGCTGATGCATGAATTGCTTAGCATGTCGCCAATGCAGGCGGCTGTTAAGATTGCTAACGAAGTGAAGCCACAGGCTTTGAGCACTACGCCCACACTAACGCAAGCGCCCCAACCCATTGAAGAAGTGCGCGGTGGCGGGGTAGAAACAAAAGATGAATTTGACCGGGTATACGCCGGTTATGAAATTTTATAAGGTGAATCCTCATGGCTAATAGCTACCAAAGCAATACCAATACAAAACTATTAAAGTCCTTTATTAAGAACTTTGAATCCTCAACCGTTCTGATGAACACAGTTAGCAAACAGTTAGTTAACGATTTCGACGCCTCAACTGGTGGCGATTACGGCGCCGTATCAATGAAGCGCCCTGCCCAGTATGTACCCCAACGTACAGCAGATGGTGACGTGACTGGCTCAACCAATCCCGTTCGCACTGGTAAGGTTCAGGGTGAAGTATCTGCCAACGGTTATGTAACTGTTTACGTTGAAAACACACAAGTCGAAGAAGCCTTAGAGGCTGACCAGCTTGACCAGCTTTTGGCCCCTGTTGCCGAAGATATGGTCACAGAGTGTGAAAGCGAGTTGGCGGAATACATGACCCGCAATGCCGCTTTAACTTCTGGTGATGCTGATACTGCTATCAATAAGTGGTCAGACATTGCTAACGCTGGCGCATTGTTTAAAGAGATTGGCGCGCCTTCTGGCCGTAAGTTTGCCGCAATCAATTCTTTCGATGAAACCACTCTGGCAGACCTGCAGACCCAGTTAGGCGTTAATCCTGATGTTAATGCAGCTTGGGCCGGTGCGGTAGTAAAAGAGCGCTTTGCAGGCTTTGACCAAGTGCTTACCACCAATAACTTAGATGAGTACACCAGCGGCAACCCCGGCACCGGCATTACTTTAGCATCTACGCCTTCAGCCACTTACACCAGCTACAAAGACACCTACCAAATGTCTTTGGCTTTAACTGGTTTAACTGCCACCACTGGTACGCTTAAAGCTGGCCAGCAGTTACAATTTGCTTCACGCTTTTTGGTTAACCAGCGCAATCGAAAGATTGTCCGCAAGTCTGGCGCGGGTGTGCCAATTACCTTGACTGTGCTTGAAGACGTAACTGCAGATGGCTCAGGCAATGCAACCGTCAAAGTTAGCGGTGCGGCAATCAATGAAGCCGGTGTAAATGGTGCATTTAACACTGTAGCCACTGCTTTAACTGCTGGCGATGCTGTTACCGTGCTTGGTACTGCTAGCACTGCCTACCGCCCTGCTTTGGCATACTGTGAGGGCTTTGTAGGTATGGGCTCTGTTGTATTGCCTAAGTTACACGCCACTGACTCAAGCGTGATGAACTACAAAGGCACTTCAATCCGTGTGCATAAGTTCAGCGATGGCGCAGGCAACAAAAACCGCTACCGCTTCGACATCTTGCCAACCTTTGCCACCTTCAATCCTTTCTGGGGTATGCAATTGTTCGGCACTTAATCGAGCGTTACCAGATCAAGGGGTGCTATATGCGCCCCTTTTTTTTGATACAATAGCCGCAGAGGTTAAAATTATGATCACACACCAAACACTATTTATTCACGACGGCGAAAAAGCGGTACAGGTTGTTACGTCTTGCGAGAATAAAACCTTTCTAGAGTCGGTTGGCTTTGTTGACCATGTTGACAAGTGCAAGCCTAAGCGCCAACGCAAAACCAAAGCAAAGGCGGTAGCAGATGACACCAGCAAAGATTGATCTAATCAATGGCGCATACCAACAGCTTAGAATTAGCGGCCTAACTACACAGCCAACTAATGAAGATGTCAGCTTTGCCCTATCTACGATGGATGATTGGGCTGCGCAGCTTTCTACCACGTTAGACACAGGTTATCTACAGCCAGCAGAGTACGGCACTAGCGACCCTAACGATAGCTCAGGCGTTGACATCAAGCTGGCGGGCCCATTTAAAAAGCTATTAGCATTAGAGCTTGCTGCAGCATTTGGCAAAGATATTCCGCCGGCCTTGGCTTTATCTGCCCGCAATGCACAGCGCGACCTTGAGCACTTATTGGTAAGTGTGGATGGTGCGCAAAACCCGCCAACCTTGCCGCTTGGCTCTGGCAATCAATACACGTTAACAGAGCGCACATTTTACCCAGAGCCTAACAACGACGATGGCGCAATCAATAAGTTTGAAAATGAAGTGTTTTTGGTCAGCGTTGAATGGGAAAGCTTTTTGGGCGCCAATGTGCTTGACAGCGTAGAGTATGACCACGACGCCGGCATAGTACTCAGTCAGAAATCAACCGATGGCACCACGTCAACTGTGACCGTGGCATTTAGTCAGCGAGGCCAGTTTGAGCTATGCATTACAGCCACAGACAGCGCCGGGCTTAAAGAGACTAAGCGCTATGTTTATAACAGCTTGGCATGCCGCAAAAATAGCGCCACTAATGGGTTCGCATAATGCAGATACCAATTATCAAGGGTGACAAGGTTGGAGCCGATGCGCAGTGGAATGACTCACTGCCACAGAATATGTATGCAGTGCTTAAACCTGTGTTGGGTGCTGATGGCTTTATGGCAACATTCCCGGGCATAGAGCCTGCTGCAGTTGCTAGCGATTTAAGCGGATATGATCGCGGCGCCGTGTGGGTTAGCAATCCTGCCTTTATTGGTCAGTATCGAGTAGTGGGTAACTCGCTGGTTAAGTTGGTGGATGACCCTAATGAATCGCTCGACTTGTTAGAGACTTTGGGCACTGTGCCCGGCACTGGCCAAGTTCGCTTAGCTTACAGCTTTAACAATTTGGCTATAGTTGCTGATGGTCGCCTGTATTACTACAACCCCACAGCAGGGTTTAGGGAGATAACCGACCCAGAAGTCGGCAACCCGATAGATATTGTATGGGGTGACAACCTTTTTATTCTGACCGATGGCGAAAACATATACCA